AACGTAACATAACTAACAGGTCAATGGAGTTAGTTCATAAAGGTTCAGACAATTGGACAGCAGAAGAACTAGCTGAGTATAATGCTAACCAAGCTATCTGGGCTAAGATAAAAGAGATACGTGATGCGTCTAACACACTAGAAGCTATGTCGCCTATACCTCACGACTACTGGTTAGACGAACATTGGCCTAGTGGTATAGGAATGTAGAATGACATTTAGTACAGCTCCTTTTTCAAGCACAGCATTTTCATCATTTGAAAATATACCAATAGAAGTACAAGCTAGTGTATCTGCATCATCTAGCGTTGCTTCCTCTGCTTTAATCGTAAAGGATTGTTCTTTAAGCGCATCGCCATCATCTAGCGTCACTTCCTCTGCTTTAATCGTAAAGGATTGCTCTTTAAGCGCAGCGCCATCATCTAGCGTTACTTCCTCTGCCTTAATCGTAAAGGACTTTACATCAAATATACTGCCGTCATCTTCACTAACAGTTTCATACAATAGATTTAGAAATGTTGATGGTGCTGTTGCTTCAAGCTTGTCACTTTCAACAAATTTCGTTGCGGATTATTCAGGTTCATCAAATCTAAACCCAAATTCTGCATTATCTGTAAATTATCAAAGATTTTTATCAAACAGCAGCCAATTAAATATAGCCTCTAGTATGTTGGCGTCTGCTATAGAAAAATGGGAGCAAGATGCAGATACACCTGAAACGTGGACTGATTATGTTAAAGTAAATGAAACTTGGGCAGATGCACATCTAGCGTCTGAAGTCTGGCAGAGTGTAAACGCTAATAATAAAACTTGGGTTAATTCTAACGCAGCACCAAATGAACCTTGGATACCTTTGTAATGTTGCAATTTTACATAATTTATGGCAATGTGTTGCCAAATAGGAGACTAAATAATGGCTGATACTACAACAACCACATATAGCTTAGTAAAGCCAGAGGTCGGCGCGTCAGAAGATACTTGGGGTACTAAGATAAACACCAACTTGGATAGCGTTGATGATTTATTAGATGGGACAACACCTGTTACGGGTATTGATATTAACTCTGGGTCAATTGACGGCACACCAATTGGGGCAAACTCTGCGTCAACAGGTGAATTTACAAATGTAACAGTAACTGGAAATGTTGATGGCAGAGATGTTTCAGTTGACGGCACAAAATTAGATACAATTGAAACCAGTGCTAATAATTATGTCCACCCAACAGATGCAGGCAATAAGCATATACCAACTGGCGGGACTGTAGGTCAAATATTAGAAAATTCCGCTTCAGGTACGGCTGTATGGGCCGATACTTCTTCCGCAGACCCTCACACATTTCTAGCTGTTACGGGTGCAACACCAAGTTTAGATGTAGGGTCTTATAACTACTTTGATAATGGAACTCTTACAGCGAACACCACAGTTAGTTTCGCTAGTGTACCTACCAATGCTAGGTGGCAGTATAGCTTTAACTCAGGTGATAATACTACAACTGCTTGGGATATTAGTTCGGCTAGTTACTTACAGTCATTCTCATTAGTTGATGAAGAATCTGACGTAAGAGATGTATTTTTTAAACCCGATGGTCTTAAAATGTATATTGTTGGAGCTGCAAGCGATGATGTGATTGAATATACTCTAAGCGCAGCTTGGGATATTAGTTCGGCTATTTACAATCAGTCATTCTCAATAGTAAATGAAGATAGTATTCCCGAAGCTTTATTCTTTAAGCCTGATGGCCTTAAAATGTACGTTTTAGGTAATAGTGGCAATGAGGTTAATGAATACACTCTAAGCACAGCTTGGGATATATCAACGGCGGCATTTGTCCAGTTATTCTCAGTGGTTGCTGAAGCGACTAGTCCCGCAGGAATGTTCTTTAAGCCTGATGGCTACAAGATGTATATTGCAAATGGTCCGGGCGATGATATTTATGAGTATAATCTTAGCACAGCTTGGAATGTTTCTACGGCATCCTACTTACAGACAATTGCTTTAACCGGTTTATCTTACCTCCAAGATGTATTTTTTAAGCCTGATGGCCTTAGAATGTATGCATTAGATCTTTCAGTTGATGTGGTGCGTGAATATACTCTAAGCACAGCTTGGGATATTACTACAGCTACTTACACACGTCAAATTGCTACAGCGGAAAAGGATGCTGCGCCTAGAGGTATGTTCTTTAAGCCTGATGGCGGTAAGTTTTACATGGGTGGGAATGGGTACGATAATATATACGAATATGATCTTCATACCTCTTACGAAGTAACATTACCAGCATCTGTAGTAGGAAAACCTAGCAAATTGTCTCCAAGAAGAAGGGTAACTTATGATTTTCAAACAGCAGACGCTGGGACAACAGTTAATCTAATAGGTGAAAGTAAAATTTTTATATCTTAATTAAACTAAATTAAAATAACTTTTGAAATACATTTACATAATTTGCTAAATGGTAATAAGGAAATAATATGCCACTAATACCGCTAGATATACCGCCCGGTATTTACCGAAATGGCACAGAATTACAGTCGTCAAATCGTTGGCGAGACAGTAATTTAGTACGCTGGGTGGATGGCACTATGCGCCCAATTGGCGGGTGGCGCATTCGATCTAATACTGCTTCTGACGCAAAAGTGCGCGGTTTACTTACGTGGGTTGCCAATGATCAGAGCAGATATATTGTTGGTGGCACTTATAATAAATTATATAGTTGGACTTCTGCGGGTGTGAGGCACGATATAACCCCAACAGGATTGATTGCGGGTAGAGAAAGCGCAGAATCATTTACTGGATATGGCGGTAGTTTTTATGGAAATTATGCATACGGCATAGCGAGGCCAGACACTGCAAGAACCCAGCCCGCCACAACTTGGACGTTAGATAACTGGGGCGAGTATCTCTTGGCATGTAGCCCAGATGATGGGAAGATATACGAGTGGCAATTAAGTAATTCTACCCCCGCTGCTGTAGTGGCAAACGCGCCAATAAATAATGAAGCTATTGTTGTCACTGAAGAAAGATTTGTGTTTGCACTTGGTGCAGGCGGCAATCAACGTAAAATACAATTTAGTGACAGAGAAGATAACACCACATGGACGCCAGCCGCGACTAATGAAGCTGGTGATATTGAATTAAACACAAGTGGTAGAATTATGGCTGGTGTTAGAGTGCAAGGCCAGACATTGATATTAACAAGCACAGACGCGCACGTTGCAAATTACATTGGCGCTCCATACGTTTATGGTATTGAGCGTGTTGGCTCTAGCTGCGGATTGATAGCAAGCAAGGCATATGCATCAGTTGATCAAGGCGCATTCTGGATGGGCAACCATTCATTTTATGCCTATGCAGGCGGTGTAGCCCAGCAGCTTGAAAGTGAAGTATCTGACTATGTATTTAGCGATATAAACCGCGCGCAAATCAGCAAGGCATTCGCCGTATCTAACAGTACATATGGCGAAATATTCTGGTTTTACCCATCAGGCTCTTCTACCGAGAATGACCGATACGTTGTATATAATTATGTTGAAGGCACTTGGTATATTGGAGAACTCGGCAGAACGGCTGGCGCTGACATGGGTACATTTAAACAGCCGTTCTGGGTTTCTGCTGATGACAATAAATTATACGAACATGAAATTGGGTTTAATTACGATAGCTTATCTCCATTTGCAGAAAGTGGCTCAATATCACTAGGCGTAGGCGATAATGTTATGTCGGTAACTGAAATGATCCCAGATGAAAAGACGCAGGGTGATGTTACTGTAACATTTAAAGCAAGGTTTTACCCTAATGACACAGAAAGATCATATGGGGCTTTTGCAATGTCAAACCCAACTTCATTAAGGTTTACGGGCAGGCAAATAAGATTAAGAGTAGACGGCAACACTCTAGGAGATTGGCGTGTTGGAATTAATAGGCTAAACATCACACCGGGCGGTGGGAGATGAGCGAACAGCAACAGCGAGCGCCAGATATAATTGGCAATGATTGGCGAACTTGGGGTCGTCGATTGCTTGCATATATTGCTCAAACAAGATCCACATTGGTTCAACAGAATGGAGATGAGAACGCAGCAGAAGACGGCACAATTATGTGGGATCGAGTATACAAATATCCAGTTGTGTCTAAGAATGGGGAATGGCGTCAAATTGTATTGGAAGATGGGCATGGTGATTTTACAATAACATCTGATGTTACGCCTTCCCTTGCTAACACTGGATATAAACTGACTTACGATGCGTCTAGTACAAACAAGGGAATTACACTTGGTACGCCTTCTACAAGAATTGTATTCGAAGAAACTGGAGAATATCTTATATCATTTTCTGCGCAAATATCATCAACAAGCGGAAGCACAGTACATTTTTATTTTTGGCCTAGCATAAATGGTACGAATGTAGATAATAGCGCTATGACAACTGCATTACACCAGAATAACGCTACAGTTGTGACGTCACGCACGCAGATATTTACTGTGGCGGCTGGTGATTACTTGGAGGTAAATTACATGGTAGATAGCACGTCTGGATTTTTAAATTACACAGCTGCATCATCTCCAGTGCCTGCAATACCGGCTTCAACACTATCAATTACGAGGGTACATGGATAAAGAATTAGAAAGATGTAAACCTTGGATAGAAGCAGCCCTAGAATACTCTGGTGGCACGCATGATTTCATTGATATTGCTGAAGGAATATATAAGGGTACATTGCAGTTGTGGCCTACACCAAAGGGGTGCATAGTCACAGAAATTGTGATATACCCAAAGAAACGAATGTTAAACGTGTTTTTAGGCGGTGGCGAATTGGATCAAATTTTGGATATGCACCAAGATGTGGTAGAGTGGGCTAAAGCGCAAGGATGCGCGGCACTAACCATGACGGGGCGTGTCGGCTGGAAAAAACCATTGGCGAAACATGGCTGGCATCAGCTTCACTCGTCTTATGTTAAGGAGTTTGAATAATGTCTAAAGGCGGGTCAACATCAAATAGTGTTACAATCCCAGATTATATAGAAAATGCGGCACGACGTAATTTAAATAAAGCTGAAGGTATATCGCAAATAGGTTACACGCCATACTTTGGCCCAGATGTTGCTGCGTTTACACCTATGCAACAGGCGTCATTCCAAAATACGGCAAATGTTGCTGATGCATTTGGTATGGGTGCGCCTAGCAGTGGTTTTGACATAATGGGTGGCATGGGTGAACCTACACAATATGCTGGCGGCGTTCGTGGTTATTCATCTGCGCCGATTTACGAGCAGTCACTAGATGAGCTTGCCGCACGTAGGCCAGCGCAAAAAGCGTACATGGATAGCTTTTTTATCAAT